TAGATAGTCAGCAAAGGCTTTACCCAAATGCAAGTACAGCAGAAGGCTCTTCTAATTGGTTTAAGTTTACTTCGCAAGGATTTACTCCCAATACATATTTTGATGGCGACCTCATCTACATAGCCATACGCCGCCCAATGAAAACTCCTGAGTCTGGGACTGAGGTTTTTGGTATTGATACTTCAAACAGCACAGGCAATGCTCCTCCGCAATTTTCAAGTAGTTTTCCTGTTGATATGGCAATAAGAGTAGATTTTTCTGAATCTGCCACATACAGATATAGAGAAACACGCTCAAGATTAGTTCCAAGTAGGTTAAAACTAAACACAACTGATGCTGAAGTGGGAAGTAATCCTTCCTTTTTTGCCTATATGGATGGGTGTTATGACAACACTACCGTAAATACTTCTCATTATGCATGGATGTTCAAACGCGCCACAGGCTTTTTTGATGTGGTGGCTGGAAATTCTGATGCAAGTGGTAATGTTTGGAATGGTTCGCACAATCTTGGAGTAAATATAGAATTCGCAATTGTAAAAAATAGGCAAAGCAACAGCACTCAATGGTGGACAGCTCAGTTAGCGTTAGGGAGATTGAATATATTAAACCAATCTTCTTCGGGTAGTTCGCTTGGAACTGACTTTACGACTACAACTACCACTTTCAAGGCTTTTTCTGGCTATTTAGAAAATAACGAAGCTTTTGTTATGTATGCTTTTGCCACACTAGCAGGAGTAAGCAAAGTAGGAAGCTACACAGGCACAGCAGCAGACTTGAACGTAGACTGTGGATTCTCGGCAGGTGCTAGATTTATCTTAATCAAGCGTACAGACTCTACTGGCGATTGGTACGTTTGGGACAGCGAGAGAGGTATTACTGTAGGAAACGATCCGTATTTTTTAATAAACTCCACAGCCGCCGAAGTTACAAACACAGATTACATTGACCCGCTTAACGCAGGTTTTACAGTAACATCATCTGCTCCTGCTGGTCTTAACGCCAGTGGTGGCACTTACATCTTTTTAGCAATAGCATAGGAACTATTATGGAATATCGTATTCAATCAACTGGCGAAGTCAAAACTCAAGGCCAAGTCAGAAGAATGCACAGCAACACATCCCTGCCGCGAGTATGGGATGCAGACACTTGCGAGTTCTTGGGCATAGACCCTGTACTCGCAGCTCCTAAGCCGGAACCAAGCACAGCTTATAAACAAGTTGGTCGTAATGGTGCAGTTCAAGACGCTAACGGTAACTGGGTAGAGGCTTACATAGAAACAGATATGTTTACTGACACTACAGAGGACGGCGTAACTACTACTAAAGCAGAGCATGAGGCAGCCTACCAAGCACAGCTTGATGCAACTGCGGCGGCGGGTGTTAGAACTACTAGAAATACCAAACTAGCCGAGACTGACTGGACGGGTATGTCTGATGTTACAATGAATGCTGAAATGACTACTTATCGTCAAGCCCTGCGGGACATAACAACTCACGCGAACTTCCCAAATCTTGCCGATGAAGATTGGCCCACAGCGCCGGAGGCATAACACATGGCAAATTTATCAGACATTATAACGCCCACTAACGTTCTTACTGACAGCAACACGAAAACCGTTACTAACAAGACTATTAACGGAAACAACAATACAGTAACCAATGTGGCGCTGAATACGGGCGTTACGGGTACTCTCCCTGTCGCTAACGGTGGTACTGGAGCAACTACTCTTACCGCTAATAATGTTTTGCTAGGCAACGGAACGTCTGCCCCCTTAGAGGTAGCTCCATCTACGTCGGGTAATGTTTTGACATCCAATGGTACAACTTGGCAGTCTGTTGCTCCTGCGGGTGGGTCAGAAATTATAAGGGATGCTAGAACAAGTAATACAATTTTAGACGCAGACGATAATAGTGTTTTTATTGATATTACTAGCGGAACATTCACGCAGACCTTTACTGCCGCAGCTACTTTAGGCGACGGTTGGTTTATTTATATTAGAAACTCTGGGACTGGCGATATTACGCTAGACCCAAATGGCTCTGAGACTATAGACGGGCTTACAAGTTTTATTCTTTACCCCAATGAAGTTCGTATCGTTCAGTCAGATGGCACGAATCTATTTAGTATAATGACAAAACCGGGATATAAAGAATTTACCAGCTCTGGTTCGTTTGTTGTGCCGCCGGGTGTTTCTTCAATAACTGTAGATGCTTTCGGCGGTGGAGGTGGAGGAGGATGCGGTCATGGAGGAGACGCACGAAGCGGGCCGGGTGGAGGCGGTGGAGCAAGAGTTAAAAATGTGATTACTCCAATAGCCGCAGGAACAAGTGTTACCGTAACGGTGGGGGCTGGCGGGACTGGCGCTAATGGTACAATTCAAAATTCTGGCGCAACTGGAGGCACAACAAGTTTCGGAGGTTATGTTTTAGCGTATGGAGGCGCAGGAGGTTCTGCGCAGGGTTCTGGTGGAGGAGGAAGCGCAAGACAGGGTTCGTCTGGTGAAATAATAACCGAATACGGAAATACTGGTTATCCTACTGTTCAAATTTCTAATAGAAACGGCGACCAATTTCAGTCTGATGGAATGATAATATCACAGTCTGGAGGAGGCGGGGCTTTAGCTATCAATGGCCCAAATAAACCCGCATTCTCTGCCGAATGGGGCGGCGGGGGCGGGGCGTCATATTCGGATAGTAATGCTAATGGAAGTCAGGGTGGTTCTTCTGTCTGGGGCGGTGGAGGCGGTGGTTCTGGTGGAACTACATCTGCTGTAGGTGGTGTCGGAGGCTCTGGGGGTTCTTGGGCTAGAGGCGGGGGTGGAACATCTGTTTACGGTAGCCCCGGAGGAAATGGATCGGATGGAGTTGACGGTAGAGGCGGTGACGGCGGTGGTGGTGGTGGTGGCATCATACAGCCCGGAGGAAATGGAGGCTTCCCTGCTGGCGGCGGTGGTGGTGGTGGTCAGGGCACTAGTTCTACTGCTAATAATGGAAACGGTGGAAATGGTGGGAACGGAAAACTAACCGTTTACTGGACATAGGATAATAAAATGAAATGCTATCAAATTGAAAACGATGTTATTGTTAATATTGTTTTAGTTGATTCGGTTGATTCTCTTCCGAATTTAATTGAAGCAACAGAACACGCGAGTATTGGCTGGGTTTATGATGGGGCTTCTTTTACAAATCCAAATCATGAAACCCAGAGTGACATAATCACTCCATTAAAAGCATCAATTAGAGATAAGAGGAATTTATTATTATCTAAATCTGACTGGACGCAAGTCGCCGGAGCGCCAGTAGATCAAGCGGCGTGGGAAACTTACCGCCAAGCTCTTAGAGATATACCTGCTCAAGAAGGGTTTCCAAACGAAGTCACTTGGCCTGTAGAACCCTAATAGCCAAGCAGTAGGAGCACCCATGAGATGACCGAATTAGAGCTAGAAGCAATAATACAGCCTGCTGCGGAAACGAAGGCTAGGTAGTGGTAGGATGATAAGTGATTCATGTATTTGTCTTGGTTCTGATTATAGGAGGTGATCAAGCGTCTGAAACTTGTGATCAGGCTATGTGTTTCTACGACTTAAATCGCTGTAATTATTTTGCAAACAGACTGCGAAGAAACACATCACCTAGCACATCTAGCCCGATCTCAGCTTACTGCAAGCCGCTTTTAGTAGACCCAACTCAAGACGGCATAAGGATTTACTGATGGCGGCTGAGATTATCGCAGCAGTACAGATGTGTTCATCTGCCTATCGTTTTATGAAAACAGCGGTCAATGAAGGCCGCGAATTAGGCGATATGACAAGAGCTTTGAGTAAGTTCTGGGATGCGCGGGAAGAGGTCAGTGTACTCGAACAAAAGGCCACTAACCCGAGCAAAATAGAAAAACTGTTTGGTGGTAAGTCTGTTGAGAGTCAGGCTCTTGAGATAACACTCCAAAAGAAAAAGGCTCAACAACTGGAGAAAGAACTAAAAGATTTATTTTACTGGACGGGCAACGCAAATCTTTGGCACGACATGCTTCGTGAAAGAACAAAGATACGGAATATGAGAATCGCTGAAGCTAAAGCTAAAGCAGAGGCTAGAG